GACCTGGTGGACGTGCTGATGACCTCGACGGGTGCCCGGCGTCAACCGCTGGTGATGCATATCACCACGAGCGACTTCGAGCGGGAAAGCATCTGCAACGAAAAGCACGAATACGCGTGTAAGGTGCGTGATGGAATCATTGACGATCCATCATTTCTACCTGTCATTTACGAGGCCCAGCGTGACGATGACTGGACTGACCCTGGCGTGTGGGCCATGGCGAATCCTAACCTTGGCGTCAGCGTTTCGCGGGAGTATTTGGAGCGTGAATGTAAGCGGGCGAAAGAGACGCCGACGTTTCTCAATACATTCAAGAGGCTTCACCTTAACATTAGAACCGAATCCGATGTCGCTTGGCTGCCTATCGACGCTTGGGACCGCTGTAAAGCGGAGGCGTTGGAGTTGGGGGGGCGTAAGTGTTGGGGCGGGTTGGACCTCTCCAGCAACCGGGATCTTACGGCGTTTGCGTTGGCGTTTCCGCTGGATGATGGCAAATGGGCGTTAAAAACGTGGTTCTGGATACCTAAAGACAATGCCCGCAAGCGCGAACGCGACGACCGGGTGCCGTATATTACTTGGTCAAGACAGGGGCATATTAAGCTGACAGAGGGTAATGTCGTTGATTATGACGTGGTGAAGGCGGATATAGCCGCTCTTCATAAGCGGTTCAATATCTGTCAAATCGGCGTGGACCGATGGCAGGCTACGCACATCACCACACAACTGCAAGGCGACGGGTTTGACATGGTGCCGTTTGGCCAGGGGTTTGCGTCGATGAGTGCTCCATCTAAGGAGTTTGAGAAGCTCGTCATGGGCGGGCAGATGGTGCAGGACGTCAACCCTGTAATGCGGTGGTGCATCTCGAACACGATGGTGGAGACCGACGCCGCCGGCAACATCAAGCCGTCGAAGAAGAAGTCGACGGAACGTATCGATGGCACGGTTGCGGGCATTATGGCCGTCGGGTGCGGCGTGGCGAATAAGGGCGGCCCGAGCGTGTATAACAGCCGGGGGCTGACGGTGATCTAGTACATCGGCCAACCGCCGGGGGGGGCGGCTGGCTTTATTAGCGGGGCTTACGGCATGGGAACGGTTCTCACAAGCGGGTGTTTTGATCTGTTGCATCCGGGCCATGTCGAATTTCTGCAGCAAGCGGCCGCCTATGGCTCCCTGCACGTATCGGTGGGCAGTGATGCGACGATTACCAGCCTCAAGCGAAGGCCTACGGTGCAGAATGAGACAGAGCGGCTCTTCATGGTTCAATCGCTCGCTTGTGTCGCCGGGGCCAGTATTGGTTCCGGTAGCGGGTGGTGTGATTTCGGGCCGACGCTGCGAGAAATGCGGCCAGATGTATACGTCACCAGCCAGGAGGGCGACCGGCCGGAAAAGCGCGCGCTGTGTGATAGCCTGGGTGTGCAATACGTAGCCTTGGAGCGAACGCCGCACCTGGGGTGTCGTGCTACCAGCACCACCCAACTGCGAGCCGCTCTGAGTATTCCTACCAGGATAGATATTTGCGGCGGATGGCTGGATCAGCCGTGGGTGAGTAGCGCGGGCGACGTTGGCGGCACGGTGATCGTCGCGTCGGTGGAATCCGACCACGAGTACATGTTACGCGGGGGCATGGCCAGCAGCACGCGGCGTAAGGCGGCGGAGTTGTTTGGCGATACGCTACCGCGATGGGAGCCAGAACGGCTGGCATGGATGTTGTATGCTTGGGAGAACCCACCGGGGGAACTGGCGGCCCATTCCGGCTCGCAGGATGCTATCGGCATATGTTACCCCGGCATTCACGCCGCCACGTATCGGCCGGGCGGTTATTGGCCGGCGGATATAGGCGAGGTGGGCGAGAAGGAAAAAACGTGGGGCTGGCTGGAAAATCTATGCTGGCTTTATCCGTTATCGCCCCGTCCTGACGAGTTCGATGTGGTGTGGCCCAACCACGTCAGCCGCGAGAGCGTCCACAAGCTCGCGTTCGCCAGTGATCGTGCCAGGGTGGCGATTGAGTATATGGATGCGGCCATGTTGGGCAAGGCGGTATCCGATGGGTTTGATGCACAGGTCGCTATGTTTCCCAAAATGGTCAACAATGATATATTGCACAGGATATGCGATTTGCGTGATTCGTGTTACGGTTTGAAGCTGACAGGCGCGGGGGGCGGCGGGTATTTGTTGTTGATTACCGACACACCGCCGGAGGGCGCGCTGGGCGTGCGTATCCGACGACCATTGGGGCAAGATTAAATGAATATACGGGTACGCATTGCACGGTGGTTGATGCGGTCTAGCACGGCGAGTCCATCGCAATGGTTTATTGATTGGGTACACGGCGGCGACGAATGCAGCGCCGGCGTGTCGGTTACAGAAGACAGCGCGTTGAAGTATACGCCGTTTTGGTCGGCGGTGCGGTGTATTTCAGGATCGGTGGCGTCACTGCCACTTATCACATACACACGCAAAGGGGAGGGCAAGGAACGCGCGGATTCGCACCGGGTGTACAACCTATTGCACAACCGGCCAAACGACCACATGGACGCCGTGACGTTCTTAGAGACGCGCATGGCTAATGCCCTGGTGTACGGCAATGGCTATGCAGAGATTCAGCGGGATGGTGCGGGGCGGCCCTTGGCGTTATGGCCGCTGCTGCCGAACAAGACAGAACGCAAGATGTCACCGGGCGGCGTTCCGTATTACGAGGTGACAACCAACGACGGGCCCGTGCCGATAACGGATTACAACGTGCTGCACATCAAGGGCCTGGGTCCGGATGGCTATTCCGGCTACAACGTGGCCGCTTACCACAAAGAGGCTATAGGGGTCGGGGTGGCCATTAAGAAATATGGCGGCAAATTCTTTGGTAACGGGGCACAGCCGGGCGGGGTGCTGGAGCACCCTGGGCAGTTGACAGACACGGCCGCCAAACGGCTCCGGGAGTCGTGGCAATCAGTTCATGGCGGGTTGGATAACGCCCACCGGATAGCGATTCTGGAAGAAGGCATGGGCTGGAAGCAGATGGGCGTTGACCCGGAAAAATCGCAATGCCTGGAGATGCAAAAGTTTTCCGTGGCGGACGTGTCACGGATATTCAATATTCCGCCGCACAAGCTGGGCGATTTGGACAGGGCCACCTTCTCGAACATTGAGCAGCAGTCCATCGAGTTTGTGACCACCACGCTTTTCTACTGGTTCCGCAAATGGGAGCAGGAGTGCAATTACAAGCTCTTTCTGCCAGGCGAGCGGGATAAGTTCTTTGTCGAGTTTCTGGTGGACGCGTTCTTGCGGGGCGATACGGAGGCTAGAACTAAATCATATACAGCGGGGCGTCAAGGGGGGTGGCTGAGTATTAACGATGTTCGGCGTATGGAAAACCTGAACCCCATCGGGCCGGAGGGTGACAAGTACATGGAGCCCTTGAACATGAAGCCGGCGGGGGAGGAACCGCCGCAACAAAAGCCTCCCGATAAAACGACCACAGACGATGATGGAGACGCGGACGACACAAGAACGTGGGACGCACATTATAGGGTGGTCTCTGATACGTGTGGCCGTGTTTTACGTGCGGCAAGCAAGCGCGAGGACGATGCTGCCAACGAAGACTTTGCCACAAAAATACTATCGCCTGTCCTGATGGCGTGGAGCGCCACGCTGGGGGCACACTATGCGAGCCTCGAAGACGAGTATTGCCGCATGGCTGCCGCTATACCGGATGCTTCCACAGCAGAAGAGTGGGCAGTGGAATTGATGACCAAAGTAAAAGAGATTGCACAGGGGTGTCAGAATGCCAACTGAAAAAACAGAACAATCCACGTCGGTGGAGTTGCGGGTCTTGCCCGCCGAGGATGTGGAGTTGCGGGTGGACGACAGCGACGGGGCGGCGCGGATCGTGGGCTATGCCGCCAAGTACAACAGGGACTCTGTGGACCTGGGCGGGTTTACCGAGCAGATCAAGCCGGGGGCTTTTGACAATGCTCTCAAGTCGTCCGACGTGCGGGCGCTCAAGAACCATGACGCCAACCTGCTGCTGGGTCGCACACCCAAAACACTCAGGCTGTCGAGTAATTCGGTGGGCTTGCGGTTTGAAGTGGATGTCCCGGATACAACAGTGGGCAGGGATACGGTGGAAGAAATCCGGCGGGGGGATTTGACGGGGTGCAGCTTTGCTTTCACTGTGACAGAGGATACCTGGCGCGAAAACGAGGATGGCACCTACAACCGCGATATCAACGAGGTCAAAGAGCTGTTTGACGTGGGGCCGGTGACGTATCCGGCGTACCCCGACACCACCGTTGCCGCTCGGTCGCTGGACAAGCTCAAGCAGGAGAAGCGTACAGCGGACGGCGAGACGGCATCAGGTGACGAGACAGAAACCAAGAAACCAAGTCCGATTTCCATTGAAGAACAAAGCCGTCTCATGTGGCGGCTGAATACGTTAAAGAAGAAACTGCCTGGGCCCAAAGGTTAAGGCGTTGTTCTGGGGGCGGCGTTCCAATGAATGCCACGCTTCCGGGTGGGTGAGTTTATGACATATTCCAATAAAGGGGGCTGACAATGCCTAGTTCAGCAGAGTTAAGAGAAAGCGCCGCCGATGCGGCCGCCAGGGCCGAAGAGGTCAAGGCGCAGGCCGACAAAGACGGGCGAACGATGAACGAAGATGAGGGCAAACGGTTCGCCGCGCTTATGGATGAGGCGGAATCGTTGGTCAAGGCGGCTACCGACCAGGATCGTTTGGAGAGGTTCAAAACGAAGGCCGACGAGCCTGAACCTCGTAGGGTGGAGCCGCAGATGGACACGGCTCATCGGTCGGTTATTTTCGCCGAGCCCAAGAAATATCCGCGCGGCAAGTTGCGGGCGTTTACGGGGCCCGATGGCGACGCCGATGCGTTCCGGTCGGGCCAGTGGATGATGGCTGCGCTGTTCAACAACGCTTCGGCTCGCCAGTGGTGCAATGAGCACAATGTGGAATTGCGTGTCCAGGCCCAAACGTCGGGGCTGAATGCCTATGGCGGCTATCTGGTGCCGACGCAGTTTGAGCAGGCCGTTATTGACTTGCGCGACGGTTACGGCTGGATTCGCCAGAACGCCAAGGTTGTGCAGATGACCTCTGATAACATGGTTGTGCCCCGTCGTTCCGCCGGCACCACGTGCTACTTCGTGGGTGACAATGATTCCATCACCGAGAGCAACAAACAGTGGAACCAGGTGGAGTTGACCGCGAAGAAATGTGCCCAGTTGGTGCGTATGTCGAGCGAGATCAACGAGGACGCTATTATCAGCATGGTGGACGATTTGGCGCAGGAAATGGCCTACCAGTTCGCCAAGAAAGAGGATGAGTGTGCGGTGGACGGCGACGGCACCGACACGTATGGCCGAATCTTGGGGGTGCGCCCCAAGATGATCGACACCGACCACGACGGGTCATATTCCGACAACTCCACCGCAGGCGACAACTGGTCCGAGGTGACGGCGGCAATGCTGACCAGCACGATGGCCCTTCTGCCCCAGTACGCTTGGGCGGGGGCGAAGTGGCATTGCAGCCCGAAAGCTAAAGCGGCCATGTTTGACCGGCTGTTGGCGGCCGGCGGCGGTAACACGATCATGACGCTGGAGGCCGGAGCAGGGTTGCAATACATGGGCTACCCGGTCGTGATGTCCAGCGCCATGCCGTCCGACGATTCCGCGGCCGCACTCAACAACAAGATCATGGTGATCTTTGGTGATGTGTCGCAGGCGTGTACGTTTGGCGACCGCAGGGGCATTACGCTCAAGGTTTCGGCCGACCGTTACCTGGAATACGACCAGATCGGTATTCAGGCAACGGAGCGTTTCGACATCAACTGGCACGACATTGGCGACGACACCAGTGCGGGCCCGGTCGTGGGGATGCTCGGCGGTACGTAATCGGTATTTCGAGGGGGTTTGGTGTGGGCGGTCTTGTACCGCCCCGCCATTTTTGACACAACAACTCTATTGATAGGAGTAGATATAATGCTACCTCAATTGGACATTGAATTGATGCATTCGTCACTTTCGACGATTGCGGCCGGCACTGAGGCGTTCGGCAAAGTGGACACGCGGGGGTATGACTTCTGCAAGATTCTGGTGGTGGATGGTATTCCGACCGCAGCGAACACGCCGGATTATTTCCGTATCGGCGATTGCGACACCGCGCCCACGGCGTTTGCGGATTGCACTGCCCTGTTGACGCAGGGGACCGATTACACTGTGGCCGCGTCCTCGACCACCAAGGCCAACGCCTACACGTGCGATATCGACCTTCGCGGCAAGGACCGATACATCGGCGTGGGTTATGAGTCGGACGCCACCCAAAAGGGTGTACTGATTGCTATTTTGGGCCGCAAGCGCGACGGCGGAGCGCAGTCCACTGTGGCTACGACCGCCGAGGGCGTGCGGAACGTTCTGGCCTGCTAATTCTTTGCGCCGTGGGGCGGGCGCATTCTGTGCTCGCCCTAGGGCGTCTTTTTACGGAAAGGAAGTCATGGAAGGGCTCCAGGAAAAAGTTGATAGTATTCCCTATTGGTATCACAAGATCGAGTTGCCAGGCGGGGTGGTAACGCCGGGGTGGGCCCCGCTGGACGCTTCCGCGTACTCTATCCCGGACGACATGACCGGGATGAGGGTGTTGGATGTCGGTGCCTGGGATGGGTACTGGACATTTGAGGCGTTGAAGCGTGGTGCTGCTGAAGTGGTTGCCATTGACGACTTTAGCGACAACCTGGGGGCGTTGGAACACCGCGGCGGCTGGGATGCGTTTGACCTGTGCCGGGACGCTTTAGGCTATACGACTAAGACTGACATTATTGAAGGCGTGCGGTGTGAGGCTCGCGCCAACGACAAGGGCCAAGTGTGTGCAAGGGCTACATGCTCTGTCTACGAGTTAGACGCAGAGGCATTGGGCCGCTTCGACATCGTGTTCTTCTTCGGCACCCTCTACCACCTTAGACACCCGTTGGCAGGCCTGGACAGACTGACCGCCCTGTGTGACGGGGCAATCTACATCGAGTCGGCGATATGCGACGACTTCTCGCCCTACAACGGGGGCATGGGCAAGGGTTACGCCAAGAACGACATGGTGATGGAGTTCTACCCTGGCAAGCAATACGGGGGCAACGAGAACAATTGGTGGGCCCCCACGCTGCAACTGCTGGGGTCGATGCTGGACGAGGCCGGCTTCCAGGACGTGCGGGCGTGGGCGCTTACCGACAACCCCAAACAGGTGGCGGAGTGCAGGGGATTTGCCTGTGGCACACGTGACCCCAAGAAATATCCGGTCAAAACACCTGAACAGGTAAAGAATAGGCCTTCCCGCAAACCACCCCTGAAAGTGGCGGCGGTGATGTCAGTGCCGCGGCTGGGTTTCATGGACAATTTTGGCTCCGTGTTTGAAGCCCTGATGCCGTACAAGATACAGGTGTACCGGGTACAAGGGGCGTTTTGGGGCCAGTGCCTCGAGCGGGGCCTGATGAAGATGATTGACGACGGTGTAGATGCCGTCTTGACGATTGATTATGACACAGTGTTTAGTCGAGAAGATTTCGCCGCCCTGACGCAGTTGTTGTATGACCACGACGAAGCGGATGCGTTAGTGCCGATACAGATGGGCCGTCAAATGAAACGGCCGCTCTTGACGATGAGGGGGGCCAGCGGACAACGGCTGGAACAGGTGCCGATGACGGTCTTTGAGCCGGAGTTGACCCAAATAAGTACGGGGCATTTCGGCTTGACACTTATCAGGACATCATCGCTACTGAAGCTTCCGCATCCGTGGTTTTTAGGCCAGCCCGACCCCGAGGGCACTTGGGGTGAGGGGCGAGTGGACGACGATATTCATTTCTGGAACTTGATGCGTGAACACAACATGAAGGTGTATTCGGCCAATCGCATTGTGATAGGGCACATGGAGCTTATGGTGACATGGCCGGACGAGACGTGCGTGCCTATCCACCAGCACCACGCCGACTACCATAAAGACGGCAAACCACAAAACGTGTGGAAGTGAGGTTTATATGTGGATTAAGTTTGTAAGGGATATCAATCTGTACGAGGGGATCTTTCGTGTCGGCGACGTTCGCGAGTTTGGCGACGAGCGGGCCACACGTCTGATAAGTCGTGACATTGCGAAAAAGGCGGCGACGCCCCGCGCAGTGCAAGTGGAGACCGCAGACATTCCCCCGTGCATGCCGACGGGCGAGGAGGCCGAGCGAGCGGTGGTTGCGGTGAACAAAACAAAGAAAGGCCGTAGCCGATCCCGCACAAAAGGGCATAACTAATGGCGTTACGAGTTGAGACAGCACCTACCACTGAGCCGGTCACACGTGCCGAGCTCAAGGCGTGGCTGCGACTGGACACTACCGACGATGACACCACGCTCGCGCAGAGCATTGCGCCGGGAGATCATGTGGTAGCGGCGGCGTACAGCCTGCAAGGATCCGGCGTGGACGTGTCCACCAGCAGCGCCACAGTGTTCCTGAATGCCGGGGACTGTTCCGCCGGTGAGGTTGATGTCAAGATTCAAGAATCAGACGACGATATCACCTACACCGACTGGACGGGCGGCGCATTTACGCAAGTGACAGCAGCGAATGACAACGCCGTACAGGAAAAGGCATACACGGGCACGGCCACTTATATTCGCGTGGTGGCGACGGTGGCTACCGGAACATGTGATTTTGGCGTCAGTATTCTAACACAAGCACTGACCACTGACGAAAACGATTTGCTCGACAGCGCCATCATTACCGCTCGCCAGTGGGCAGAGAAATTTACGAACCGGTCATTCCTCAATACGTCGTGGAGATTGACCTTTGACGATTTTTCCTCAGATTTCAGGCTGCCACGTTCGCCGGCGTCAAGCATCACTAGTATCAAGTATTATGACAGCAACAACGCCCAGCAGACATTAAGTAGTTCATACTACGATACCGACTTTGATAATGAGCCGGGGCGAGTGGAAGAGGCTTACGGTTACACATGGCCCACCGTGTACGACCGCATGAACGCCGTTGAAGTGATTTTCGTGGCGGGCTATGGCGCTGCGGCCAGCAGTGTTCCCGACGCGATCAAAACCGCTATCAAGATGCTGGCTGCCCATATGTATGAGCACAGGGAGGCTGTGGTGCAATTACAGCGGGGCGGCGAGCTGGCTGAGGTGCCCTTGGCCGTGCGGTCGCTGTTGTGGATGTACCGTGTGCCGGAGGTAGCGTAATGGGAATGCGCTGGGAAGCGTTGTTGGAGCGGTTGCCCACAGACAGGTTTGTTGTCGGGGTCGAGGTCGGCGTGTGGCAGGGTCGAATGAGCTGTGCGTTGTTGCGGGCCTTGCCCAATCTCACGCTGTACATGGTCGATACGTGGTCGCCGGCAGCCAAAGGCAGCGAATACCGGGCCAGCGGAGACAAGTGCGCCAATGCAACACCGCGTGACATGGTGCAAGCATTGACGACAGCTATAGCGGGCACGCAATTTGCGGCGGAGCGTCGGCGTGTCTGGTGTATGGATTCGCACACAGCCTCGCTCTGGTTTGCATTGGCGGGGTCTGAACCTGACTTTGTGTTCATTGATGCCAACCATACCAGGGCGGCGGTGATGCATGATGTGGAAGCTTGGGGTGGCGTTGTGGCGGACGGGGGGCTGCTGTGTGGCCACGACTATCACAGTCCGCGGTGGGGCAGTGAGGTGGACCCCGCGGTTGACGGGTATGCAGCCAAATATGGCTATACGGTGGAAGCGGGCGAGGATCACACATGGTTTATCAGGAAAAGGGTGAAACGGTGGCGGAAGCGATCTTAACGGACTCGAAACAGGGGGCCACGTATCGCATTGTGGGTGTGTCGTTTGGCATTGCCTGGCGGCGGTTGTCGTCTGCGTTTGAGTCCAGCGTCAAGGCGAACGCCACACACGGCGAGTTGGAAATGATCTATGCTTCGCCGCCGCCGGTGGTGCCGGGGATCGCCCGGACTTATGCGAACAATACGTACAAGTTGCGGTTGTGGGCCGAGGCGGTTTACCGCAGCCCGTTGCCGGTGGTGCTTATGGACACCGATACGCTTGTTCTACGCGACTTGAGGCGGGCGTTTAGAGAAGAGTTTGATGTTGCCTACACGACGCGGCCGGGGGAACTGCCCATCAATGCCGGCGTGGTGTTTGTCAATCAGACCGATGCCGCCCGGCAGTTCATGGCAGATTGGCAGGCCGTCAACGACCAGTTGCTGGTGGACGTTCACCAGTTGGTGTCCGCCATCAGCGAACATGCCGGGATCAACCAGGCCGCACTGTTGCGACTGCTGGCGACACGGGACCATATAGCGAGCGTGAAGCCCCTGGCGTGCTCAGAGTGGAATAGTTGCGACCAGACCTGGGAGCAGCTAGACGAAAACACGGCCGTGTTGCACGTCAAGGGCCTGTTGCGACATGTGGCCCTGGGGGGCGGGCTGGACTTGTTGGCCCACGGCGTGCCTGACAATCTGGACGACTTGTTGAGTATTTGGAATCAGTACGATCCACAAGGGGGAACGGCATGCAGGCGGGAAGCCTACGCTGTCGCGTCACACTGAAGCGTCCGCACGATGAGAGGGACGCCACGGGGCACACTACCCACACTTGGGTGACATACGCCACGGTATGGGCGAAGGTGCGCGTGTTGAAGGGGCGGGAGTTGCTGTATGCCCAACAGGCGGGCAGTAAGTCCACGGTTGAAATAGAAATCCGCTACCTGTCTGCGGTGGACCATTCCCATCGTGTTATCTATGGCACGCACACTTACGAGATCAACCATGTGGCCGACCCCGACCAACGCAAACGTTCGCTGGTGTTGCTGTGTTCGGAGGCGACATGATAGAGTTTAATATGAAACTCGAAGGCGCTGCTGAGATAGAGAAACAGTGGCAAAAGCTGGCCAACAAAGAGGTTCGCAAGATCACCTCAAGATCGATGCGGGATGGAGCCAAGATATTCCAGCGCCAGACGAAACGTAATATCTTGTCCATGTTGGGCAAGGCGACGTTTGCCAAGTCAGGGCGTCTTCGCAAAGGTGAAAGCAAGCGCCTTTCCGGTTCCTTTGCAGCCAATCTAGCTAAAGACATTACGGTGCGGGCAGCGAAGAAGCGACGCCGGCACGAGGTCAAGGTTATAAGCGGCACCCATAACAAAAGCAACAAATATACCTATTACCCGTTGGGGGCGTCCAGTGACCTATCCACCGGGAAAACCAACAATAAGCCCAGCTTTATCCCTGCGGCCATCGAATACGGACATCGCTTGGTGTTTATGGGGCGAGACACAGGCAGGCGAGTGGCCCCGATTCCTTTCATGCGTAAAGCGTTTGAAGCCAAGAAACAGGAGGCTCGCGGCAAGGTTTTGCGAGCATGGTATCGCGGCATAGTGCGGGGGGCAAAGGTACGTGGCAAACGTTAAAGCGGCTATCTACGCCCACCTCAAAGGCTCGTCGGGTGTGACGGACCTGGTGGGGTCAAGCGACAACATGCGTGTGTATCCCGGGCGCGTGCCGGACACCGCCGGTCTTCCTTACGTCGTCGTCCACGATATCAGTGGGGTGCATGAGCAAGCCTTGAGTGCCAGGGCAGGGCTGGTGGATGGGCGCGTGCAGCTTGACTGCTGGGGCTCCACGCCGCTGGAAGCATACAACGTGGCCGATGCCGTGCGGCTGCGCTTGGACCATATCACCTACGGCACATCGGCGGGCGGAGTAACTATACAGGGCTCGCAAGTGCTGGACACGGCGGAACTGTCAGATATTGAAACAGGTTTAGAGGCGGCCGACAGGTACGGCTATCGGGTAGAAGTTAACATTTGGTATGAAGAATAAGGGGGTTACGTAATGGCTGATGGAATCACCAGTATTGGCACAACTCTGTCGGGGGCTTCGACTGGCGCAATTGGGAATGTGGTGTCTATCGGTTTGCCCAATATGACCATGACGGACGTGGATATCACCGAGATCACCGACACCGTGGCCAAGTTCATTCCTGGCGTGATTGACGCGGGCGAATTGACGGTGGGGCTCCATTATGAGCCCGACCAGGCCGACACGCTCTTGACGGCGTTCACCGCCAGGACTGCGGAGGTCTGGACGATTACGTTCAGCAATTCCAAAACGTTTTCCTTCACCGGCTACATCAAGGGCATGGGCGGCGAAGTGGAGGCGGGCGGCAAGGTCACGCAAGAAATCACGCTGAAGGTGGCGAACAGCACGTCACTGGCGTTCTCGACGTAATGACACTTTTACAGGAAAGGATGGTGCTACATGCTAGCCCGTGAGCAGATTTTGCAGGCAGAGGACAGGCCCACAGAGGTGGTTCCTGTGCCGGAGTGGGGCGGCGATGTCGGGGTTCGTACAATGAGTGGGCGAGAGAAAGACGCCTTCGAGGCGCAGATCGCCGACATGAAGAACGGCAAGCCCACGTATAACCTCCACGACTTCCGCGCCAAGCTGTGCGCGTTGGTGCTGGTGGGGGAGGACGGCAAGCCGTTGTTCACCCGCAAAGACGTTGACGTGTTGAGCGAGAAGTCGGCGGCTGCGCTCGATCGTATCGTTGACGTGGCCAAGCGGCTCAACGGATTCTCTGATAGCGACGTGGAGGAGTTGGCAAAAAACTCCGAAACAGGCCAGGGCGACGCTTCGCCTACCGACTAGCCTTGGCCTTGGGGGAGCCGTGCGTGGATGCCATGCTCGATCGCATGTCCGCGCGCGACGTGGCGGAGTGGCAGGCTTATGCCACGCTGGACCCGTTTGGCGAAGAACGGGCCGACTTTCGTGCGGCGATTATCGCGTGTACCGTGGCTTCGGCGATGGGGGCCAAACGTTGCAAGCCCTCTGATTTTATGCCGCTGCTGGATAAGCAACCGGCGGAACCGCAAAGCGAAGAACGGATGTGGCAGACGTGTAAGGCGTTTGCGGCGGCGTTTGGGGGTAAGAAGTAGATGGCTTTAGTCGGCGCGTTAAACATCGGGCTCAATGCCAATATCGGCAAGTTTGTCCGCAACATGACCACAGCGCGTGGGTTGCTCAAGACCTTCCGCAAGACGGCGGTCTCCACGTCCGCAGTCATGGCGAAGCTGGCAGCGGCCCCGATACGCATGGGCTGGAATATGCTCTCCAGCGTCATCGGCGGTATTGTGCGCCGCCTCAAGCAGCTTATCAAGTACGCCGGGATGGCTGCGGTGGCCATGCCGGTGATCGGCGTCAAGCTGGCCGCTGGCTTCGAGAAGCAAATGGCGATGGTAAGCACGATGCTTACCGGCCAGGACATGGACCTGATGCCAGGGTTTGGTAAGGGGATCCGCTCGCTGGCGAAACAGTTTGGCCAGTCTACAGCAACGCTGAGCAAGGGACTATACGACATTCTCTCTGCCTCTGTCGCGGCGGGTAACGCGATGGAGGTGTTGCGCGTATCCACACAGGCGGCGGTGGGCGGTATCACGCAAACGGAAATCGCGGCCGACGCCATTACCACCATCGTCAATTCGTACAAGAACATGGGCATGTCCGCGCGTGATTCGATGATGATTAGCGACAAGCTGTTCGCCACCGTCAAACGCGGCAAACTGACCTATGAGGAATTGGCGTCGAATATCGGGCAGGTGTCCAGTATCGCCTCGATTGCCGGGATGTCGCTGGACGAGCTGTTGGCGGGCATTGCTACCGTCACCCGTGCCGGCCAGAAATCTGAAATCGCCATGACGGGCCTACGGGCCACGCTGACCACGTTTATCAAGCCGACTGCAGGCGCACGCAAGGCGGCCCAAAAGTTTGGCGTGGAGTTGTCGGCGGCGGCTTTGAAAGAGCGGGGTCTCATCGGTGCTGTCAAGCAGCTTAACAAGCTGAACGCTGACCAGTTGGGCGGCATTATTGAAAACGTACGGGCGTTCAAGGCGTTTGCGGCGGTGATTAACGACGTGAACGGTTTTCAGTCTGACCTGGCCTTTATCTCACAGAACAGCGCCGGGGCGGCGGCCGAGGCGTTTGGTAAAATGGCCGACACCACGGCGTTCAAGTGGTCGCAAATGAAGCAGACCGCTACGGATACGCTGGTCGGTCTAGGGCTGGCATTGTTGCCGGTGGTCAACACCATAGCCGAGGCGTTGTTGCCACGCATGGAAGCGGTGGGGCAATGGTTCACCGACAACAAGGAAACGGTTACGGCCTGGGCGATGCGGATATATGATTGGGTGGTGTACCTGGGTGCGAAGTTTGGGGAGTTTGTGACTGGCTTGTCCACCGACTTTAGCGGCACCATCCAGCCCTTGCTGGATTCGGCCAATGCGGTGTTTGGGGCCCTGGCCCGCCTGGCGGTGGTATGGGGCGCTGAGATCGGCAAGCAGTTGGTGGGGGCGATACACAGAGAGTTTTCAGCGGGCCTCAAGAAGGGGCTGTGGGGTGCGATGATTAAGTCGAACCCCATGCTGGCAGCTGTGAACGCGACCTCCGGCGGCAAAGTGAACGACGCTCTAATCGGGGGCTACAACCGCCAAGTCGATTGGGACCGCAAGCAGTGGCGGCGCAATGATATGGGCAACTTCGGCAACGCGCCGAACGAGACGAAACAGATATTGCAACAGGTTGTCGCGAGGCTGGACAAGATCGCCAACAACACGCAAGGGCCCGCCGTCGGTGATGTGGGGGGGGGCTACTAAATGGCTGTGGTAGAACTCATCGAATCCCGCCAAATAAAGCTCACCAGCGATGGCCAGCAGTTGACGGCGGTATTCAAGTGTACGCGCGATGAATGGGACGCAGCGGACCCGGATTTGCCTTATGTGGGCAGGGTGTGGGCGACGTCGCGAGGGGATTTGTGGTGTACCGAGATTACCGTTAAAGGTCTTCCTGGGGCGAAGACGGACGGCAGCGGGCCGCTGGTGGTGACCGCGGTGTTCTCGACCGAGGGCAGCGAGACTCGCCGGCGGCGGGCGAATCAGGCGGCGAGTTGGCAGGAGTCGGGCAGTGTCCACCTAGAGCAAGAAGTGATTGACAGTTATATCGACACGGTCTCCGACACCCGCAAAAAATGGGCAACCGTGTGGACAGACGCCGGCGAGGACGCGGACGAACAGCCCGACCTTGTACGGTACAGGCCCAAGGCGGAGTGGAACATTACAGCCTACGGCAGCCGCATGTATATGGACCGCATCCTGTCATATGTCGGCAAGGTCAACACGGACCTGTTCTGTCAACTGTATTCCGCCAAACGCGCCGCCGCATCCTCACAGTACGATGCCGACACCGCTGCTGTAAGCGATGTGGGCGTCTGGATGTTAATGGGTGTTACGTGGCGACCCGCCAAGGCGGGCGTCTATGAGTACAATATGCACTTTGTGGCCAATAATGATGGCTGGAACACCTATGAAGGCGTGTCGCTCAACCTGTACGAAACAGCGGCGTTCATGGACATGTTTGACGGGATGGACCTGAACGAACCTGAAGAGGACGCGGGCTTGTATGGCTAATGAATTACCCATGATTCCGCCGCACGCCGGCCTGTCCGCAATTATCCGCGCGGTCAACGCCGTCATTCGCCGGCTCAACTCGGCCCTGAATATCCGTGTCTCCGGCAGCGGGGCGCGTGTGTCGCAATCACCCGGCGGCGGCACGTCGATCTATTTCCGGGGCTCGGGCTCATCCTCCGGCGCGTGTTACATTGCCGAGGTGGACTCCGACGCCACCGGCGGTGGCTACTACAACTGCCACCTGCAAACGCTGGACGCTACCGATTGGAATACGACCACCGCCGATCAGATAGACGACACGGGCGGTAGTGTGGTGGTG